TTGGCCAGGCTGGAAGCCGCCGATACCCGCACCTAAAAGCCCCTGTGAGCCAGCGAAGTCCGCACCGGCAGCGCCAAGCGCAAGCTGTTGCGCACCAGTCAGTCCCGCAAAGCCCTGTCCGATCGCGGCCGTGGCCGGTTGCAGGTCGGCTTGCGACGAAAGCGCCGCCATGTTCTGAGCCGTGGCCAACGCGCCGAGGCCCGTCTCTACGTCTTGGTACGCACCACCGAGACGGCCCGAAACGTCCGACATCCCAGCACGGCGAGCCGCTTCGTCCAAATAGCCAAGGCCGACGCCAAGCTGGCCAACGCCAGAAGTGATGCCTTGGCCTGCCAGAGCGGCATTGCGCATGGCCTGCTGCGCATCGTAGAACTGATTACGTGTGTCCGCGCCACGGAGCACATCGGCCGCTTCGGCGGTCGTCTGCATGCCAGCGCCAACGCCTTGGTTGGCTGCCTGTATATACGGCATGTAAGAGCCAACGCCTTGCGCCTCGGCGGCGCGCATCGCGGCCAACTGAGCCGGCGAGAAGCCAGCGACTTGATAAGCCGGAAGCTGCTGCGCGAGCGGGGTTGTCGTACCAATAACGTTGCCGGCTGCGTCGCGCTTGACGTTAAACGCCAAGTCCCGCGCCTGTTTCAACAGGTCAAGTTTATAGGCCTCGATCTCAGGAGCTTCACGTACGATTCCTTGTTGAACGTCACTTGCGGTAGCTGACATATTTTATTACCCCTTCACCGGTCCGCCTTCGAGCTTCTTCATCAAGGCGTACATGCGTTTTGCGCCTTTGCGGCGGCTACCGCCTCCGGCATTGCGAACGGCTTTAGCCGTGAATACAAACTCACCATCCGACAACATCGCCGGAATGGAGTCAGAAGTGCCCGTTCCAGGACCGTTGATTGGGCCTGTTTTACGGGGGAAATGCGTTGGTTTCGGATCGCCACCCTTTGCGTACCCCGGCACGGGATAGGTCGGCTGTTGCACGGGGGCCGACAGGTCAGGGACGCCATAAAGTCCTGCCACATTGTATGGCTGCGGGACGCCGGTGGGCATCATCGTAGCACCACGCGGCGTGTATATCGGGATCTGTGATCCGGGAGGCATGCTCGGTGATTGCGTGCGCACGAACGGATCGTACGATTGCGGCATGCCCTCAACGCGACCCAATGCACCGCCGAAGAGGTTCGGATTGTCGCGGATGTAGTCCGCGCCAGTGTAATTACGATTAAAGAGCGGATTTTCGTTTGCTGGAGTGGTTTTAAATCCACCCGTCAATGCGCCAACGCCCATCGTAGTGAGCGCAGCAGGAACATATCTGCCAAGTTCTGTCTTGGCATACGGGTTAACTAAAAACGCGTCCTTAAACGTCTGGAACGACGGCATATTGGCAAATTCGTTCAACCGGCCCGTGAATGTTTGGGCAGGGTTAACGGGCGCACCTGTGGCCGCATCCACCGGGTAGTCATCCGGGAGTTTGCTAAAGGGGTTCAGTCGGTCTAAGAAGCTCTTGCCGGCCACCTCGCCAGAGGCAGCGGTGCCCACGGCTCCCGGAGCGGTCGTTGCAACCTGCTCCGGAGCGGCAACGTAGTCACTCGGGGGCAGTTCGCCAATGCCGCGTTGAATAGGAGCTTGTTGACCCGGAGCCGCTTGTGTTGGTCCTTGGCCCGTGGCGCTTTCAACAGGAGTCTGCTCTGGCTTATACGTGAGCCCCGCCATGACGCCTTGCTGAAGGCCCATGCCAAGCGCCTCTTCGGTGCTCATGCCAGCGGCCTTGCCGATCGCCGCGCTCGTCAAGCCAGAGCCGATGCCCTGCGCGAGCTTGCCGCCCTCGGTGACGCCGGGGATGCGGCTTGCGAGCTTCGCAATGCTGGAGACAGGGTTCACACCACCGATCGTGCCGCCAGCGCCGAAGTAGCTCGTTGCGGCGTTAATCAGGAGGTTCTTGGCGTTGAGTTTCTCGCCGGCCATGGCGCTGACGGCAGCCGACGACACCACCGAAGCGGTGGCCGTAGCGGCAGCGGTCGACATACCAATGGACGCGGCTGCTGGGCCGAGGACCGTGGCCAATGCAACAGTAGCAATGACGCGGACGATCGGGTTCTTAAGGAGACTCTTGACGGCCTTTTTGACCTTCTTGAAGATCTTCTTGAGGAAGAATTCAGGCAATCCCGTGCGGGGATTGATGGTGCCCGATCCGCCCATTGCCTTGAGCAGACGGGCTTCGGCCGGCGTGATGTGCGCCAGCATCGTGTCGCCATTGCGGCCCTGTGAGGCCAGATACGAGGCAACATCGGCCAGACCGCCTTCGGCCATGGGCATTGGTCCGAGGTTCTCGACCTCTGGTGCCATCTGCATGGGCGCTTGAGCGCCAGCCGAACGCATGTCACGGTACTCGTTGAGCACCATGATCGCCATGCCGAGATACTCCGGATCGTACGCCGGCGGCAGATCGTCATCGTCCATCATGCCCGAATCGATCAGGCGCTGACGGAGCTGCGGGTACTCGTCGGGGTTCTGCGACATGTACTCGAGGACATCGAGCAGTGCAGCAACTTCACTCGCGCTTAGGTCAAGGTCACCAATGGCGTCCTGAACAGCGCGCTTAACGTCTGAGACCTGGCCCGGACCGTTTTGAGACAGGCCTAAACCAGAAAGAGCAGCGTCGTAGGAGTCCGCGCTGGATACCACAGGCTGCTGGGGAGGAGCCGGATTTTGCATGGCTTGCCCCGGAGGCAGGCCCATGATGCCTTCATCTTCCATAGGTGTCCTTTCCGGTTTGTGCCAAAGACCCAACAAGGGGTCGCGCGCCGGGAAAGGACGCGGATATGGCGGGGATTATGAGCCAAGTTGTCAAGCGTTGTCCACTTGTCACGAGCGGTCAGTCTCCAAGTAGGACAGGTAAAAAGTAACGGCGGCTATGCTCGATTCGATCTGAATCGAATCCCCTGCCTCAAGCACACAAGGGATGCCATTAAACACGTCAAACGTGCAGTTCACCGAGAGCGATCGGGACTTCTGTAGGTAATAGGTTGTGCCAGTCCCAATGTGAGTCACCGTGATTGCGGCCACCCCGGTCCCGGCGTTAGTAACCCGCAAAGAACGAACGATCGTCGCATTAGCCGCCGGAACGGTATACAGCGTCGCGGGGGTTGCGGCGGTTGGGATACTGGCTTTTCTAAAATACTTGTTGGCCATTTTGTCCTCTTATCGGCTGATCTCTTCCCAGTCCAAAGAGCCCAGGACCTGATCCCCGTTGGATGCCGCCGAACAGGCCAGCGTTATCTCATAGGGTGTCGCAGTAAACGGGTTGCGCTCAAGTTGAGTGGTGAACAGCGCGGCCTTCAAAATGTCCACGCTAGTGGCTCCTTGGTTGGAGCCTTGGAAGTAGCCCGTCGCCAAGATGCGGCCACCAGTAGAGGAGAACGATGTGCCGGTGATGTTGTATTCAACAGAAGAGTTCGTGCCTGCACTGACCCAAGTACCACCTGTCGTGGTGCCGTTTACAACCACCGACCATTGATAATTGGCATTGTTTGTAACGCCCAAAATCGATATTGCGGTCAGGATAGCAATCCCGTCCAACCGCGTTGATTTCAAGCGGAACGACACGATGGGATAAACCGTCCCGGCAGTGGTCAGCGTTTTTGGGGTTGTGATGGGGGTTCCTGCGGACAACTGCGCTCCGCGTAGTTCATAGCCGCCCTCAGAAATCACCGTTGAGCAGACCTGCTTAAGCGTGCTTGCACTGGCGGTTGCGGCCACGTTGGTCATCTCGTACCGCAGCGGCAAAGAAGCGGTGGTGATGTAGGTGGTAGTGATCAGGTTGGCATGATCAAAGTTGTGAGCAGGGACAAAAACCCCGTCAATGATGAACCCGGTGCGCACAGTACCAAGGCCTAGCCACTCAACGTCCATGTACAGAATCTGCGCCTTGGAGGAGTCCAAGGTCAGGCCAGACGGGCCGGTACCGTCCAATCGGTCTTGATTCCAGTTCGCCTGTGCAACACGGGTGTTGATTGGAGCGCCTGTGACACTGCTGCGCTCGACCATGTAGTTGGTTGAGCCTTCGCGTTCAAAGTAAATGCCGTTGGCCGCGCCGTAGTAACCCGCACGTTGGCGCAGGTTGGCCTTGGCAGTGCCAAACACAAACGTGTTCATCACCAACAGGCTCTTACCCGGCTGATACGAAAAGACTTTGATAGTCTCTCGGATGATCTGGTCGCCGCTGGCCGAGCCAACCGTCAGATCCATCAGCCCTTCATTAGCGTTAAACGTCGCCGCTGCGGTGCCGGTTATGCTGTTGACCCACAGATTGTTATCCGCATAGCGATGAGAGGAGTCAAACAACGTCAGGGGGTTACTGACACGCAACCGACCAAAGGCGTCTAAGTTCGTTCCCCCAAGTGAAACAGGGACCGGTGTTCCGCTCATGTCTATAAATCCTCCACCATCGCCATACCAGGCATAGGCTGAATCTTTGTCTTCGGTAACGGCTGGCGAGTAGGTGTTATTAAGCTGAAAAATGACCTGTTCGAGCGAACGCACGAGCTGGTCGAACGACTCCGCACTGTATTGAACCGGCGCGGCGTTCGGCAGACGTACGTTAGTAATCTTGCTCATCGCAACCCATCCGGCTGGATGTCCACGCGCAACGTACCGAAGCGCCAGTTGGTGTCCACTGCATCGCTCTCGATCTGCAAACTAATCTGCCGTCCGCGCGCCCGAGTGTCGACTTTATCCGTCGTAGGAGTGATCACGTAAGGATCCAAAGAGCTCGGGACAGCAGAAGCCTGCGGATAGGGGCGCAATAGCAATCGGACCGTGAGGTCTCCTACCTGATTCTTGAAGTCTGGGATGAAGCGACGCATGTAGAGCATCTGATCGCCGTCGCCGATGTCAAAGTAACCGGATTTGACGTACGCCGATATCGCAGAGCCGTTACCGTTAACGCCATCTTCTTGGTTAAAGATGATCGACCTACCGGCAGTCAAACCATAGATGGTAGAAATCGTCGAAGCGGTGCTGGCCGGGTCATAATCAGCGGCCAACGGCTTGTCGTATACGCCGAGATCCTGCCACGCGGTTCGCGACATAGTGCCCACGGACCACACGTTCTCGAGGTAGTTGTACGTCACAAAGCGATTAATGAAATTGCTGTTTAACGTGCAATACCACCACGTCACTTCGTTGAACTGCGTGTTAATGCCGACATGCACTTTCGTGGCTTGGACGATGTTGAGGTCCTTAAACACGTAGTCCTGCACGCTACACGGCAGCTTCTTCACCGTACCGTCGAACACGAAGAACGCATCCTTGCTCATCCAATACGCCACACCGTTCACGTCGGCAGAGGCATGAGGACCAATCAAGCCGCAGTTTGCGCCCAACTGTTGGAAGCCAAAGGTGTACGGGGGACCGACGTACTGCATACCGTGCAGTGATGTGTCTGTCCAGATCAGGATCTGACCGCGTGAACGCAATGCGGAGATAATCTCGTTACCGTCCGTGAGCCGTTGTCCACCGGCCGTGTTCGTTGCTGTGGCGACGAAGGTGTTGATGTCTTCCTGGTTGGAAAACCGCACAAACATCGGGTCAATCGTCGTCGGGTTACCGATCGTGGACTCAGTACCAAAGCAGATCAAGTGACGATCCGGGGTGGAGACCAACGCGTACTTGCTCTTAGTCGGGGCATTGGTGATCGCGGTAGCCCGAACGTCTATGTTTGCCGGATCCGGTGTCCACTCATAAATACCGCCGTTGACAAGCTGCATAATGAGCTTCTCGCCGAACGTATCGAACTGCCAGACCCGCGAATAAAGGGCTACACCAACGCCGCTGGTACGGGGAGTGCCCCAAGTGCCCGTGCCCCACGTACCGACACCCCATCCATAGTCAAAATAATTGACGTCTGACCCCACACTGAGCTGATAGGCGGCATCTGCCGTACCGGCAGCCGTAGCCGTTGACGTAGCGGCACTGGGGGCGATGATCGTGTAGGACGCCGCGTCCAAAATCTCTTGTATTTCGAACTCATTCTGAAGACTGGCGTTAGTGATACCGCCGGGGTTACCGGTAACGTTCGAAAAGGTTACGAAATCGCCCACCGAAGCGCCATGCGCGGGGTCGTTTACGGCAACTGTCGTTGAGCCGTTGGTCGTGTCGAACGTAACACCAGTGGCGGTGCTTCGGATCGGGGTGATATCGCCCCAACTACCGCCATAAGACACGTAAACCTTACGGGAAGTGCCCACAACGAGGTACGGAGCCCCGTCCAGGCTGTTCCAGGTGAAGACTTCGCTCGGCATGCCCACCAAGTAGGTGGCAACTCCGTCAAACAGCGTCCAACCGCCGATCTTTTCAGGCAAGCCGTACCGAAAACGGATGTAATCGCTGTCGATCCACCCGCCTTCAGCGCCGTACTCGGTGTTCTGCTTGTCTACACCGGGCTTGAGAAAGAGTCTGAAGTATGCCATGGCCGCATGTTACTTGATTGGGCCGCCGACGAGCCACGCGTCACACGTCCGGTCGCCAGCGCACTTGAAGTGAAAGAGCTCGCAGTAGCCCAGATTGGCTGCCGCGACCACATCCGGGGCGTAGTTTTCGTGCTCCTCGCTGGGGTCTTCGATGCCGTTCTCGATACAAGTCAGCATCTTCGGGGTTTGGATGAACGCGGCACAGTTGCCACAGCGTGCCTTCTTGGCCTCCCGCACCGTGGTCGACCAGAGTTCGGCCTTCTTGTCCCAAAACGCACGCGACTCGGCCTCTGGGTTCAGCGGACCGTACCCATACTCCTTGATCGCATTGTTTCGGTTCTTGAGATTGATGTGGATGTCCATCGTCGCTTCCGGGCAGCCTTTCTGGCCACGTTCGTACGACTTACGAATCTCCTGTCCAATCGCATCCTTCTTAACGCTGGCCATGTCTCACCTGTACTGCGCTGTCTTACGAGCAATCGACTTCGGCTGCTTTACGAATTGCTTCCCTTTAGCTTTGCCACGGCGCTTCGCAGCCGTTGTACGAGCGTATTCTTGAGGGCTGAGACTCTTGATCGCAGCTTCTGGAAGGTATCGCTCACCAGTTTTGCTAGACGGTTTACCACTTTTTGTCCTCCACTTTTGAGCGGTCCAGTTTTTCAATGACTGTTGGGGAGCCTTCACTTGTTGCGCTCCTCTAACAACTTGACGCGTAGTTGCAGGTCGTAAATCTTGTCCAGCAACTCTTCCTTCTGCTTTTGACGATTAGCAGCACTAATCGGACTGTCAGTCGGCACGCCTTCCGGCGTAATCAGGGCAGGCATTTTGCCTTCGATAGCAATCAGACGATTGTTGAACGATGTGATCTCCGTCAAGAGCCAGCCCACGGCGGCCAGCAGGACGGGGAACAACATGTCTACGATTTTTTGCATGTTCATTTGGAGTTCTTACCGTTTAGTAAGTCAAACAAGGTCTTTATCTTATCTTCCAATATGGCTACGCGAAGGTCTAACTTCGACAGCACAATAATTAGGGTGATTAAAGCAAGTAGGATTGGCCATGCCCTGGTTACGATCTCAAAGAGATCAACGGTATCCACCGCCCTTCTCCTTGTACTTCTTCGCTAATAGCTGTGCCTTGCGCGCGGACCACTGGCCTGCTTTGGTGCCCTGAACCGCACGCGCCTTGATGGATTCGAACAACTGCTTACGCATGCTCGGCTTCGTGTAGTTGCCGGCGGCGTTCACCTTGCTCTTGGCCTTCTTCATCGCAACGTCGCTCCCGTGGCAGCAGGGATCGTTGTGACCTGAATGGACACATGCTGCTTCAGGTTCAGCGGCTGGCCACAGTCAGAGCACGTGTCGGCGTTGAGCTCCGCCTCATCCAGATCGTACCCGCAGGCCCCGCAGTAGACCTCTACGGTGTGCGCAGGCTCGACCAGTCCAAGGTCCGTGGTCCGTGGTTCAAGGGTAACTTTCATTGATGCACTCCTGATAGGTACAAGGCGCGTTCATCATTGCGCCGTTTGACCAACCCAGGCAGCACACGACCACCAGCCTTGGTCCACTTCAAAAACTCATCAGCGGCCTCTTTAAGGTCCCCCCGGTTCGTCTTCATCCGAAGGGAAGAGCGTTGGAGATTGCCGAGGCCCACGTTGAAGGCAAAACTAACGAGACTATCGAAGATTCCTTGACGGCCAATAGCAGCAGGGCAAAGTCGAACCACGCCACGCTCAAACCGACGAAGGTCTTCAGCAAGTATCCGGTCCACCTCGTCCATCGTGAGAGTGCGATCCCACCCTGCGGGTATCGGTAAATGGCGACGTTCCTCATACTTCACCGCAGTGTGAGTCGGCTCGATGACATGTCCAACGCCCACGGTCCACAACAAGGCCGGACACCGATAAGGGCGTGTTCTGACGCCCTCATGATGTTTGATCATCTCAATGGCGGCCTTGGAAACTTTCACTTCTTACCGAATGCCTGCGTTCCAAACCAAAAGGCGATGATCGAGGACAGGATTAGCATCTCGTCCTCGGAGAACACTTCCGCCATGGCAGCCGCAAACGGTACACCCGTGTTATAGGCGTACCAGACTCCGGCGATGTTGATAGCGACCAGTTCCAGAACAAAGATGTAAGTCACAACCGGACGCACCGAAGCGCGCAGGTTGATCATCCACTGGCTCGCACCTTTGCCGATCTCCATGTCGTGCTGGTACAGCGCCACACGCTCTTCGGCTGCGGTTTGCGTTTGGATCTGCTCGAGTTTGATCTCCTCTACGCGCGCCTGCGCGAGAAAGCCCCGCTCGGCCAAAGCGAGCTCACGCTCCTTTTGCGCCGCCACAAGAGCCAACTCATGCTTCTTGTCCTGCCGATCTTGGAAGATCTGAAGGATCTTAGGCAGTCCGCCTGCGAGGAAGGACAGGAAAGTACTGACCATTGTCATCATGGGTGCGTCCTCTTGTACTCATCGAACTCGGCTTTGAGCTCTTGGAAAGCCTTGATCAACGGAGGGATCAACTCCTCGTAGCCAATCGACAGGACATCCTGGCCGCCTTTGATCTTGTGGTCCTGGTAACCACCGAAGTCGACGCCCATGGAATCCATGGTTGCCTTGACCTCTTGAGCGATCAAACCCTGGTGATATCGGTTGCGAGTATGCGTGCCGTCATGAACGATGTTGCTAAGATCCACCGACTCCTGCCAGCTCGCATAGGCCACTTCCCACGCAGCGATAGCCGCTTTGTACTCGGCCTCCTGGCCTTCGTAGTCCGCCGCATCCGGCTTAACCGGAGGCTTCGTGCGATAGTCTTCGCGCATGTCCCACTTAAACTTGCGGGGACGCAACGCCAAAATAAAGTTCAAGCCAAGGTCAGTGTCTTGGATCTCTGTTTTGTCTCGCGCATCTGAACGATTCTGAACGGTGCCATAGGCATAGGTCGTGGTACTCGAGTCTCCAAGCTGGACCTGCGCGCCACCTGTAACGTTAGAGTTGAAACCCAGACAGGTAGAGTTACTGTAGTTTCCACTGGAGCTATACGCACTGTCACCAAGGGCGCAGTTGGTGCCTGCGGTAGTAAGGCTTCCACCAGCGTTATAACCAATTATCGTATTGGCAGCGCCAGTAGTTATGAACTGCCCCGCGCCATTTCCAACCAGCGTACACCAGTTAGTATCCGTTACGTTTAACCCGGCGTTATAGCCAACCGCGACGTGAGATCCGCCTGCGGTAACGTTAGTTAAAGCAAACGCACCGACTGCCACGCTATTTGCAACGCCAGAACTGGTGCTGCCATATAGTGCGTCGCGGCCAACAGAAGTGTTTGATCCATTGGTGACGTTGCGACCAGCGCGATATCCGACAAAGGTTTGGTTGTTGGCAACCGTCGTGGCCGCACCTGACTGCGCGCCAATGGCCGTGTTGCCTGTACCGGTCGTTCCGGCAAGCAGCGCTTGATAGCCGACGGCAACGCCGTAAGTACCCGTCGTTACCGCCGTTGCAGCCGCAGCACCTACTGCGGTGTTAAAGCCGCCTGTTGAGAATACTCGCAGCGCATCCGCGCCAACAGCCGTGTTGGCGGCACCGGTTGCACCCGTCGCGCCCTGCCCCGCCGAATAACCGACCGCCGTGTTTTCGTTGGAGTCGACGTTGCGACCAGAGAAATATCCGACGTAGGTGTTATAACTTCGGTTGTACTGGCTACCAGCTTCGTTTCCGACCACCGTTGAACTCGTGCCGGTGCTGATCGCCAAGCCGGCGCGATATCCGACCAAAGTATTGTTCGGACCCGTCGTGACGGCAGTGCCGGCTTCGTAGCCAACCGCCGTCGTGTTGGTCGCACTCGTCACACTATCGCCGGCATTGACACCGAGCGCCGTAACGGTCGAGCTTGTGATGCCGTTCAGTCCGCTGGAGGTGGCTGCGATCGTGATCGTGCCGCCGCCATTGGTGATACTGATGCCAGTACCTGCCGTCAAAGTCGACTTGTTGAGCGTGTTGCCGGTGCTGTTACCGATCAACAACTGACCGTCGGTGTAGCTCGTCTGGCCCGTACCGCCATTGGTCACGGCCAACGTACCGGTCACGCCTGTCGAAAGCGGCAAGCCCGTCGCATTGGTCAGCGTTGCCGCAGACGGAGTGCCGAGATTTGGCGTCGTCAAAGCAGGCGATGTGGAGAGCACCACATTGCCCGAGCCGGTGCTTGTCGTAACGCCGGTACCACCATTTGCAACGGGCAGAGTGCCCGTCACGCCCGTGGTCAACGGCAATCCCGTCGCGTTCGTGAGAGTCGCGGCCGACGGAGTACCAAGGTTCGGAGTCGTAAGCGCAGGAGAACTCGAAAGCACCACGCTTCCCGATCCGGTGCTTGTCGTGACGCCCGTACCACCGTTAGCTACCGGCAACGTGCCGGTCACACCCGTGGTTAACGGCAATCCCGTCGCGTTTGTGAGCGTCAAAGCCGACGGCGTGCCGAGGTTTGGCGTTGTCAGTGTCGGCGAGGTGGAAAGAACGACGTTGCCCGTACCGGTGCTCGTCGTGACGCCTGTACCGCCGTCTGTCACCGCAACCGGCGTCGTGGGATAGCTCGTCGCAAGCTCCACGTCCGTGCCGTCGCAGACCAAAATCACCTTCTTACCATTCGCAACCGACACACCCGTCTGGCCAGAAACCTTAACGGTGACCTGCCCCGACATGGTGTTGTTGTAGATAAAGTAGAGCTTCCTCTTGGCCGGCACAATCAGGTTGGTGTTGCTGCCACCGGATCCCGTCAGCTCGATGTACATGTTACGAGCGACGCCCGTGGAGCCATCCGGAATGGTGATCGTCGTGTCCGTGCCCGTAAGAACAGACTGCGTGACGTATCCCGAAATCGCCTGTTCGATCAGCGTTCCAAGATTGATATTGGTGATATCACCCCAGGTGTTTGATTGTTCACCCGTGGTCATCAACTCAATGCCTAAGTTCGTGCTAAACGTACTAGTGCTCATCTTCTATGCCCTCTAGGCAGCGATCTGCGTCCAACTGGCTGGTTGAGAGTCATCCACAACAACCCAGCCGGAGGTTTGTGAATCATCGACCACGGTCCATGGACCGGGCGACTGAGAACTGTTCACGGCCGCCCAAGCCGAGGCTTGCGCATCATCGACCACGGCCCACGGGCCGGTCGGTATCGGGACAATATTACCCCAAACAGTGACTTGGGATACTTCGCCGATCGCCGATACACCGACAACAAAGACATCCGCGTTGGCGGAGGTTTGGACGGTGCCGACAAAACCAGTGGCCGATACACCGGTAACGAGTACATCGACGCCAACGACGACAAGTACGGTGCCGACCTGTCCGGTGGCCGAGACTCCGGTGAGCGTAACGTCGGCATTACCCGTGGCTGTTGCAACACCGACCTGACCAGTGGCCGACACCCCTGTGACAAAGACGTCAGTTCCGGCCTCGACGACGACCGAGCCGACCTGACCAGTGGCCTCGACGCCCGTAAGCGAGACATTGGCATTGCCCGTAACAGCGGCCACCCCGACCTGGCCTGTGGCCGATACGCCGGTGACGAATACCTCGACCGACGGAGTGACAACGACCGAGCCGACTTCGCCAGTAGCAAAGACCCCGGTGACGAGGACATTTGCATCACCAGTAACGGCTGCGACACCGACCTGACCGGTAGCAAAGACCCCCGTAACGAGGACATTCGCGTCACCCGTGACCGCTGCTGTGCCGACTTCGCCAGTGGCGAAGACCCCCGTAACGAGGACATCGGTATTGCCGGCAACTGCGACAGTACCAACCTCGCCGGTCGCAAACACGCCGGTGACGAGCACATTCGCATCGCCCGTGACCGCTGCTGTGCCAACAAAGCCTGTAGCCGAAACGCCCGTGAGTAGGACATTGGCATCGGCAGTGACGGCGACAGATCCAACAAAACCTGTGGCCGAAACGCCTGTTACAAGAACATCTGTGTTTGCGGCAACCGTGACGGTGCCGACTTGTCCTGTTGCCTGAACACCGGTGAGCGTGACGTTTGCGGATCCCGTGACCGCAGCCGTGCCCACCTGGCCGGTAGCTTGTACCCCAGTGACGCTAACAACCGCATCGACCCCGCCTGCCGAGGCAAATGGAGCCGATGCAAATGGGGTAAAGCCGAGCATTTAACTAGGCTGGCGGAGTTGCGAAGAAGGCTTGGATGGCGTTTACGATGTCTTCGTTCGTCCAGTCAACCGTGTAGTTGTCGCCCTGCATGACCATGACCCAGTACTTGAAGCTCGGGTTTGTTCCGAGTTGGCAGAACACGGCTAGCCTTTTCATAGCCACGTTATCGTCAATCTGAAGAACATCTACTACGTCAGCGGAATACTCCTGCTGGGCAACGTAGGGTGCAGCCAACTGCACATCGGGGAAATCTGCCATTTTACTCTCCTAGTTTCGCTTTCAGCGCGTTGACTTCGGCTGACAATTCTTTCACGGCGTTAACCAAGTGCCATATCAAGCGGTCGGAGTCTACCGACAACACTCCGGTGGATTCTTGCTTCACGCACTCAGGCAGGACTTCTTGGATCTCCTGCGCGATCACGCCAAGCTGCACTCCGGGTACTTTAATCACAGCCGTCTTCGGCAGTTCAGGATCAACCTCGTCCTCGGTACGGTACTCAAAGTTACGGACACGAAGTTGATTGATCTTTGCAAGGCCATCGTTGTTGTCAACGATGTTTTTCTTCAGGCGGCGATCTGAAGTCGTAGACCAAGTGGACGAATTGTTGCCTTGGTAGACGCCGCCACCAGCAGGGTTGATGAAGCCTGTACTACTTCCCTTGCCTTGGGTGTCGTACCCAATAACAATTTCGTAGTTAGTATTTCCAGCAGAGGCACGGCTTAATCCGCCGACGCATGTATTAGCAACACCTGTGGTAGTGGTCGTGCCGTAATAGCCTGATTGTTCCCCAACAAAAACGTTGTAATTTGCAGTTGTTACCCCAAATCCTGCGTAATACCCATAGCAGTTGTTTCCAACGCCAGTAGTAATACTATAACCGGAGTAAAGCCCTACAGCGGTGTTTGAAATACCTGTTGTAATTGAATACAGCGAAGCGTATCCAATGGCTGTCAAACCGCTTGCTGTTGTACAACTATAGGCCGATAAATATCCAACTGCGGTGTTTAACTGCCCGGTAGTGCTGTTTTGTAATGAGCCAGTACCTACTGCTGTATTTTGTACTCCAGTCGTATTAAGCAATAATGCGCTATGCCCGACTGCGGTGTTACTATTTCCGGTTGTGTTTCTTAATAAGGAATTTCTGCCAACGGCGGTGTTTACATATCCCGTGGTGTTGTCATACAGCGCTCCGTTACCTACGGCTACGTTGTAATAGCCTGAGGTGTTCTGCTGCATTGGAGCAAGAGTACCTGCGTCTCCACTACCTACTGCTACGTTACCAAATCCGGTTGTGTTGGATACTAATGCGTTACGACCAAAGGCGTTGTTACCTGCACCACTTGTGTTGAATGCAAGTGCGCCATCACCAACAGCCGTGTTTGACGAAACACCGCCAGCGCCAAGACCCACACGAACACCGTTAAACCACGCATCGCCGTTGACATCGAGCACGCGACCGGCTGTTGGTACCTTGCCAATACCGACTTCGCCAGCCGTAGAAATCCTGACCCTCTCGCTGCCTCCGGTGGCGAAGGCCATCGGAAGGTAGGTGCCGGTGCCGATGATGCCAGTAGTTATTCCCGCTACGCTTCCACCATTGTTTAAGCCAATCTGGAAAAAATTTTCATTAGCGGATGTTCCGCTCGCCAAGAGTAAATAAGAACTTTTTGAAGTTCCGTTTGGAATTATATAAAGTTGTGTAAGCGAATCTGCTGTGCTTGTTTGAAATGCAAGGGGATTTCCGGTTGTAATCCCAGAAGTCATGTTGCCCGTGATGCGCTGGCCAGTGCCCGTGAACGCTAAATTACCGGACGAGATCGTGCTGCCCGAGGTGGAGAGTGTCGGGATCGTGGTTGCCCCACCAGCAGCAATTTGAATGGCATTAACGCCGCCGGACTGAATGTTCAGGGCGGTAGTCGCATCTGCGGTCAATACGATGCCGTCTACGGCGGCGTTAATGGTTGCCATTACTTATGCTCCAGCAGGTACCCACGGCAGAGGCGGGGTGACGATCGGCGGGTTGATCAGGTTCTGCACCTGCTGCGTCACGTTAGCCTCCACCTCGGCCTTGTCAACTCCACTCGCCCAACACCAGTTGAGCACGTCGTCTTGAGTGAGATCGGCGTACGGGATAAAG